TTACCTTCTGTTACTCTTCTCTATATTGACCTGCGTATGTAAGCCCCTCGAACTCCGACTGGGCAGTATAGGCTTTGTCATAGGCTTTAAAAAATTCAGCTTTGTCCCCGGCTGTGGCTTGGGGACAGTTTTCAAGGAACTTTTTAAACCCTTTCTCCATCCACGCTTGGGCGGAATCTTTACCGGCATCCCAATAGGCGCGACCGATTCGAATCCCAAGCTTCTTGCCTGCCTCGGAGGCAACACATTGTGCTCTCTTATCATCAAGCTGCTGGCCTACTTTGTTCACACAAGATTGTCGTTTACTTTCATCGCCTTGCATGCACATGTTTATTAGCATTTCCTCCCTGTCTTCGTTTAATATATTCGCTATCTCTTCTTTAATGACTTGTACAAGTTTTGATTTTGTCATTTTTTTTTTGTTTCTTTTATATCAAAGCCGTAGCGTTCTTTTGGCGTCATTGTATCTGCGCTTGGCTTTTCTGCAGGTTGGTTGTATTTTGCTGCCCATGGGCAATTGTCAGCCTTGGCTGTTTTGAGTAACTCGCCCAGCTCTTCATCATAGAAATGATACATTTGATCCGTAGGATCCAGTCTCCGCGCAGCGGCTGCATAGTCGTCGTATTTTTTCTTAAGTTGTTCACAAGTCTTTGGGCGAGCTTCTTCCGCAGCACGTCTTTCTTCGTCCTCTTTGTAACGTTGCATCATAGCGGCTTTCTCTGCAGCGGCTTTCTTTTTAGCCTCGGGCGACTGTGCTTTAACGTTCCTCTGTGTGTTTCTCATCGCAGCAATTTGAGCGCTAGGAACTTCGTTTAAAGTGGCCTCTAGCTCTTCTTTGATGATCTGTTTAAGTTTTGATTGTGTAATTTTCATTTTTTTCTCCTTAAAAATATTTTTTTACCCTTGTGGTAAAATCACAACATATTCATCGCCCCATTCCGAGGCTCTCTTATCCGCACCCGTTGTGCCGGGAAATGCGGATAAGATAATATATTCTCCCGGTTTAGGGTTGCCATCGTCATCCTTCATTGGTCTAACAATAACAGTAAGATCATCCGTAATAAAATCACTTAACGGTTGATTTGTTTTTATAGCTCTAACTTGGACCTGCTCACGGCCTTCTTCTTTTTGTACTGTCGTTAATTCGCCTTGAATTGGTTGATTGTTCTTATCTACAGGTTGGCCGTTAACCACCTTGGCCACTAAATCGTATCCGATTCCGGGCACTCGTTTTGTGAGCATCCCGGTTGTAGTGGCAATTTTATCGATGTCTCCCTCGTTGGCGGCGATGTCCTGAATCATTGCGGCGACTTCTTTTGGCGCCTTGGCAAAAATAGAACCTTGGCCCGGTTTGGAGTGTACCCTTTCTAGTTTTTGTAAAAGCCAATCGGGGAACAACACAGCAGCTTTTTGCTCGCCAAGATATTGGCGCCAATTTTCAAATAAAAGTTTCATATCACATTGCCCCTCCGAGTTCGAGGTCTTCTAATGTTTTGCCAGAATTTTCAAATGCAAATGCGTCCAGTTTTGCTTTAAGTTTGTCCATGGACAAAGTTAGTGGCTGAATATCATCCCACCCGGTATAATCGTCATAAATCCAGTCGCCCACTGCCGCTTCCAACGCTGCACCAACTTCGTTTTTAAGCTTAATTTTATCACTGTTTTCTATCTCCGCTCTTTCCCGGCTGTCGTAGTCTTCGAAATTTTCCAATTCTTCCTTAATGATTTGTTTTAGTTTTGATTTTGTAATTTTCATTATGATTTTCTCCCTAAAAGAATTTCGTTTAATGCGCGATTAATTCTATCGCCTTTTGTAAAGATTTCTTGCAACTGATGTTGTTTACCTTCCATGATATAAGCACCCGGTGCTGATGGTTCGGATACCGCATCGAAGCAAATAAGCTGAAGGTCTTCCTG